TACCGTTACAGGATAAAAAATACATATAAATAAATAAATAAAAAAAAAACACAAAAAAAAAACCACTCACAGAGCCGGCGCTCTATGAGTGGTTCTTAATCATTTCTTTTCGTTGTATGGATTTTCTTCAATCCATATATTTAAAAAGACAACTCCGAGTGGTACGGCAAAGAAGATTACAACAATTAGCAGCATTTGAAGTCTTTCAATTAGCATATCATCACCCCTTAATAATATAAGAAGGGTGCTGTCACCACCCTTCGTGTTACAAGACAAGAATTACAGTTTTACAACAAATCCGTTTCGCAACAGAACAAGCGTCTCTACCCAGCGAGCGCGCCCGCCGGAGACATTTACAACGCGCCACTGTGTTGGTGTTGTGCGGACAATGAATCCGCGCTTGGTAGTTAAACGTTCGCCCACGGCGATTTTCAACAGTTCTTTTTTTCGCATTTTTTCACCACCCTTCTAGAAGATAGAAGGGGGCGCTGTCACCGCCCCCACCATTCTTTATCTATCCGAGATGATTATCGCTTGCAAAGTTCCGCGAGCAGGTACTCGAAACCAAACTTTTTGGCGTGGTCTTTCATAGTTGCCCACGTCAATTTTCTCGGGTCGGCGTCTTGTTCCTGCGTCAGCAGGACGAACATTACGCACAACTCAACGTACCCGAGCATAGCGTTGTAAGATTGTACACCTTTGAAAGCGCGCACTTCTACGGTGTTCGAGTGTGATGTGTTGACAACCTGCATTTTTACGCGGTTGCGGCGACGCCCCAAGTATTCTTTTTTGAACTTTTTGGGTTTGAGGTCTGGGTCGACGCCAGTCGATTTACAATAACCTTCGTCGTCACGCTTTGCGAATCTCATTATTTGTCTGAAATTCTTCTCGAAGGCTTGCACAAATCTTTTCAGATGGTGTGTGTCAACGAAGGCGGAATTTGACAAGTGGACGTGAAGTCCACTGTTGCATCCGTCATCCCACGGGTCATTCAAGTTGTAATCAGACATGCTGTCGAACAGTTGTTCGAAGCGTTCTTTCATGTCTTCGCCGATAAGGGTCTCGTACGTCATCGGATGTGTTTTGACTTCCAACCCAGCAACCGACCCGTCATGCGCAACCCACGCGATTTCTTCGTCATCGCCGAAAGCATCGGCTACCATATCTCTGACGTCTTCTGCGGAAATTTCAGGCTCTGTTTCCTCTTCAACCCAACTTCCACAGCAGTTGCATTGTATTTCTTGCGTTTCGTAGCGCAAAGCGCTACCATCAATCTCAACTTCCAGACCGACGAACGCTTTCAAGATGGATTCCGTCGACATGCCGACGAAAATCAGTGGCGGATTGTCATGTGCGTTACGTATTCTCATTTTAAGTTGCTCCCTTTTTTGAGTGTATCTTTAACGTCGTCAAGGACGTTTTCGAAGCGTTATGAAGAGTGTAAACAAAGCACGTAGTAATTAGTTTGTTAACTAATTTGTACTTTGTTTGTATCCCCTTCATGTATACAGTATAACACACTTATTTACTTTACATAGTCGCATTGTCACAAAAAATGCAGTGCGGCAACCGTGACCGTTACCGTTTTTGACGGCTACCGTTAACGTCTTTGAAGTGGTGAAAATAAAAAGTAACCGTTAAACCGTAACCGTTACATAGAAAAAAGATAGGCTTTTTTTTATTTTTAAAAAAACTATTTGTTAGAACAGGCGAGAACGCATAGCGTCACGAGACTGTTGTAAAAAATAGTTTATTTGAAAATAAAAAAAAAAGAGCCAGAGCGTGACGGCGCTCTGACTCTTTGGCTTTTAGGCTGTCAGGTACAAGGCGTACAAGAAAACACCGATTGCGTAGACTAGAATGATTGCGTACACAACGTCTATTTCTTCGAACTTTTTCTTCATGGCAATCTCCTTTGTTTTATTTAGAAGGGGCTGCTGTCACCAGCCCCTTTCTGTTACGGTCTGTATGTGAATTTTAGCGAATATCTTTGGCGCGATTCTTTCGTGCCTAACGGCGGTGGTGGCGGCGGCGGCGTCGGTGGTAGTTTTGGTGGCGGTTCACTCACCGCGACGCTTCGCGGTTGGTGGCTGAATGGTAACTCGATTTTTTCTGATTTGTCGAGCCACGGTTTTAGTAAAGTTTCGCGGTATTGCGGGAGTATTGTGTGGTGTCTCCACACACTCAATGTGATTTTTTTGCGTTCACGCTTGACTTTCGGCGTGAGTGGTGGGCGTTTTCCGTCGGCGTCGCTGGTGAACTTCCAGCGTGTCGCGTCAGGAATTTCGGTGTCGGGCGTGTTGCTCGTATATAGTGCGAGTGCGGTTGGCAATCGGTGAACGATTGCCGTGCGTGCGTCCTGCACGGCTTTTTTGTTTGACGTTGTTGAACGTCGCTCAATATTGCGTGAGATTCGTTTGTACTCATCACGCGTGACGCTTCGGAAAGCGTCCATTTTTTCAAACAATTCCAGCATCACAGGGTCGCCGTTGACGGCGGCGATTGCGAATGTCTCAACGGCTTCGCCGTTAATTTCGAAAATCAAATCTTTTAAATCTTCAAATCTCGCTCTTGCTAGTGAGAATTGATTGAATAAAACGCTGTTACTGAACGAATATGCGACGTCTTTGATGAGTTGCCACGTTTCGAGATTTACAGCATCGCGAACAATGCTCATGCCGCCGTCTTCTTCGAATCTGATTAACGCGTCAAGCGCGTCATTGGCTTGCTTGTACGTCCAGGCAACATCATCATTCAAACTATTTGCTCGGTGTATGGATTCGTCAATCTCGGACAATGCGCGGGACTGAATTTTTTCTGCCTTGCTCTTGCATTTGTACAACAGACGAACTAATTTTCGTTCGTCCTCGGTCGCGGTTCCGTCATTGAAACGGGCAAAAACCCCGTTTTTGTCGCAAAACCTTGCAGCCTCTTCAAACTGTGTATGAAACTCGTAAAGCCCGAAATCTGTTGTGCTGTCGCATACATGCACGACTGCACGATGTGCATTGACATACGCTACAACTAGCGCGTACACCATAGCGACAACTTGCATTGCTACGTTTACCATAACATCAAATCCTTTCAGTTTTTTTTTGTTGTGAGCCGTCACTCACTACAACCATTAAAACACGTATATATGAGTATGTCAAGCAAAAAAACACAAAAAAAATGTTTTTTTTGCTTTTTTTCATACAAAAAAGAGTTTTTTTTGCTATATATAAGCGCATAAAGAGTACTTTAATGACAATATGTAACTATTCGACGGGGACGGGCTCAAAAACGACCCCCTTTATAAAGGCTTTACCCTTATTATATAAAACGCACATGCAACCCCCACCCAATCCCTTCCCAAATTGGTTTTTTTGTAGTACAATACTATCAAAGGGGGAAACCAAAATGTTGTTAGATATGATAAAATCTTCCAAATCTTACCAAAACCTAACCGAAGAGCAAAAAGAAATCACCATTAGACTTGCAACAATGTTTGAGGAACACTCTGAACACACGCTACACCTCACACCAACCGAGTTAACAAACACACTAAAACTCGGAAACAAGCATTTATGGCAAGACTTTCTAAATCTCGAACCTACCAGACAGTTTATTAAGTCACAACAAGCGTTCAACGCACAAATCGCTCAACGCAAAGCATTTCAGGCATTAGAGCGCGAAGCTGTTAACGGCGATGTAAACGCCGCCAAACAGATTAACGAACTATCAGGCATTTTAAACAACATCGACACTAACAAAATCATTGTTTTACACCGTATTGACCGTGATAATCGTAAGGAGCAAAAACAAAATGAAAAAACGAACTAAAAATCAAAAAGAAGAACAACGCCACGCCAACGCCCAAGCATTTAGCGAAGGTTTTCAGATGGGTTTCACACAAGGCAAGAAAGTGGGTGAAGCCGATGCTTTGCGAAAATTGCAAAACAACAACACCGATAACGCCAACAGACCAGCACCCAGCCTATTTGATTTGCCCAAACTGTCAAGCGATTGAACTAATCTACGAACCACAGTCGTATCAACTGAAAGCGCACCAATTACCAAGCCGAACCGCATTACAAATCGTCGGTTTTTTCGGTGGCTACGGTTCGGGTAAATCAAAAACTTCCTTGCAAGAGATATTTTTAAGAGCATTAGAAAACCCAAAGGGAACAGGACTCTTAACCGCACCAACCTTACAACAGTTAAAGCGGACTACTCTTAAAACGTTTTTTAATGAAGTATGCCCACCACCGTTAATTAAACGGTATAATAAAGCAGACGGTGAAATTGAATTAGAAAACGGTTTCGTATTTTACACGATTCCATCAGACGACGAAGAAAAACTGCGCTCTATCAACGCAGGGTTAGTTCATATGGAAGAAGCGTCGGGTATTAAACGTTCCATTTACGACCAATTACTAACAAGGATTCGTGACCCTTACGTTAAGAATAAGTTGTTTGCAGTCTGTTCCAACCCCGATTTAGGTTGGATTAAAGAAGTGTTTGTAGATAACGAAAAACGAAAAAACCCACTACACCCCGAACACGAAGATTACAACACACACATTACAACGTTTATTTGGGAAACCAAACTAAATCAATACCTACCGCCAGACTTTATTGAAATTAACGCCAAAGGTAAGCCACAATGGTGGATTAAGCGCTACCTTTTAGGCTCGTTTGAACATTCGGAAGGAATGGTGTACCCAAATTTTGCGGACACCATAACTGCTCCGTTTGATGTGCCAAAGCATTGGGAACGGTTCGTAGCATTAGACCATGGACTTCGTAACCCAACAGCAGTACCATTCGGTGCAATCGACCCTGACACGGGAATTACCTATATTTACGACGAATACTACGAGCCGAACCGCACTGTACCCGAACATGTAAGATACATTAAACCAAAAGTTGAAGAAATTCCACACGGCAGACTACGGTTTATGGTCATTGACCCGTCAGCCAGAAATAAAAGCGACCCAATTAACGGAAAGTCCGTTCAGTCTCTTTACCAAGAGTACGGGCTTTTCTTTACCGAAGGAAACAATTCTATTGAAGCAGGTCTACTTAAAGTGAATAGTTACATCAATCAAGGGAAACTAAAAGTGTTTAACACATGTGTTAACACAATTAAAGAAGGTTTAAACTACAAGTTTCCCGAAGTGACGATGGATAATGAGAAAAATCTCGACGAAAAACCATTAAAACGCAACGACCATATGATGGATGCACTGCGTTACGCCTTGATGCGATTACCAGACGACCCAGAATTGTTAAAAAACGTTGCCAAAGAACCGCCTAAACGTTACAATAGTAAGATAGAAGATGAAGAAGAAGACGATTTTGATGAAAAGAAAGATTATTTAAGCTACGTTTAAGAAAAAAGGAGCAAAAACATGGCAAACTATACGTTTTTCTTTAAAGACGGGTACTACGTTACGTTTTCGTTAGAAAAACACGAGTACGAAGCAACAAAAATAGCAATTTCAAGTGGATTGACGCACGTTTTTCTTCCAAACTACATTATTGCATTAGCCGACGTGCGTTATATTGCTAAACAAGAAGAGAGACCACTACCAGACAGTGCTGTACCAGAGCATATGTCGCAAGAAGTTTATGAATATTTGAAAGTATTAGAGAGGGGCGAACGTAATGGCAAAGAAAACAACTGATGCTGATTTAATTAAGTTGTACACACAACGTTACCGCAAAGCCGAAGACGCTGTTGCAAATAAACAACGCTTGTGGGCGGAATTAGATATGTTTGACCGTGGCGAGCAGTGGAAAAATGCAAGTATTCCGCCGTGGATTCCAAAACCTGTTACAAACTACATTCGCTACGTTCGTACAATTAAACGTGCAAATTTAGCAAGTGCAATCGGAAAAGCAACGTTTATGCCCGTAAACCCACAATACACAGAACAAGTTGCAAGACTGCAACAAGCCTACGAACATGTTTGGGAAAGCGAAAACATCCAGCGAACCATTAGACGTATTCTTGACCGTACTTTGCTACAAGGTACGGGAATTGCGTATGTTTACAACGACGATAGTTATGTAGGTGGAGTTTACCGTGACGAATACAGTCCAGAAAACCAACTGTATTCTGGTAAGATTTGTGTAAAACCAATCCCAATCGCAAACTTCTTTCCAGACCCAGACGCGTATAGTGTTGAAAAGTGTAAGTTTATTGAAGTAACAGAAATTATGACTTTGGCTGAAATCAAAAACAACCCAGAGTTTAAAAAGTATTGCGAAGAAAACGGTAACGGAAAGAAACTAAAAAATCTAAACGAATCAAACTTAGGTACATCTGACCAAGAAGCAGGTACAATTTACGACCGTGAAGAAAATCCATTGAATAATGGAATGAACATTCAAGGGGATGAAATGGTTGTTTTACACGCTCATTGGGAGCGTAAATATGGTGAAGATGGAAAGTGGAAACTGTCTTGTACCTACTATATTAAAAACATGGATTTTATTCTTTTGAAAAGAGAAGATATTAAACCTAACATTTACCCGTTTGTTTTGTGTGTAGACGAGCATGAAGAAAACACCATGTGGGGAACATCTACCATTATGGACATTTTTGAAAATCAAAAAATCCTTAATAAAATCTCACAAATTGCTTCAATTATTGGTGTGCTTCATCAAAACCCACAGAAGATTGTTTCAAGAGAAAGTGGTATTAACGCCGCAGACTTGGCAAAAACAGGCACACTACCAGGCAAAGTGTGGACAACAAATGCAGACCCGCAAAACTCAATTCACACACTACAACCGCCAGAAATTCCACGAGGTTTGTTTGATTTAGAAGACAGGTTAAAAAACGACATTCGAGAAATTGTTGGAATCAATGAAGCCTACACAGGTAATTCGGTAGGCTCGCTAACAACATCAACAGGTGTAAATTCACTAATTGAACGTGCTACAATTCGTGATAAAGACAAGATGATTCAAATTGATGAGTTTGTTGAAAACATTTCACACTTAATTGTTTTGGTTATTTTGTATAATTGGAAAGACCAACGACCACTATCCGTTCAGTCACCAAACGGAGAACCGTTATACGCTAATTTTGAACCGTTTGATGATTGGACAGCAGATAATTTAGAATGGCGTGTACGTTCTGACGTGTATGCAAAAGCACCAACTACACAAGCAAGCAAACGTCAACAAGCCGACCAACTAATGCAAATGCAAGGTCAGTTCCAATTTAACCCACCGATTATTACACCAGAAGAGTGGATTCAATTCCAAGATTTTGATATGAAAGAAGATATTCTTCGTCGTGTGGAAGAGGATAGACAAAAAATGTTGCAACAACAACAAACAGATTTAAAATCACAAATTGTACAGGCGGCACAGTACGCTCATGAACTAATGATGAACGGAGCGCCGCAAGAACAAATCGAAGCACTACTTAGT